TCTGGAATGCTACCTGTAATTCGTCAGATTGAATTTCTTTCTGAGCTGGAAGTAATCCATCTCCAACTTTGAAGTCTAGTGCGGTTTTTCTAAGAGTTAAAGGATCGATATTTACTAATCCTTGAACTTCGGTATTATAAATCTGCCCAGTTGGCTGGTATTGCAGAATATTTAACTTGAAAATCTCTTTTACTGGAGTAAATACTTGGTCTTCAGTAAATCTAGCTGTAGTTTGATCTCTAGAATTAGCATTAGCCATCGTAGTTTCAAACTCTGGATTATTCTTATTTCCTTTCTGAAACTGTCCAAGAGCAGGATTGTTTTTACCAGAAGTGATTTGAGAGTAACGATACATTGCATCTGCTTCTTGTACGAAGAACTGTGAATTAGCGTCATCAAAAGGAATCTGATGATATGCATCTTCAAGTTTTCTACCATACATTGAAGAACGCAGAGGAATCTTTGCATTCGGCTCAGGAGAATTAATGTCCTCCATACGAACTAAAAGTGGATTGTAAAGACCTCTGTCAGTTAGTCTGCGGCGCGCACTAGCTAACTTCATATTCCACAGGGCGCTGCTTACTTCTTGGAAAGGTTCAAGATTCTGTGAGAATGACTTTGTTTGAAAGCGTAATCCATCTTCAAGCGGTTGACCAAATACAATAGGTAAATAGTCATGAGCGTTTGTTTGTCTTTCTGCATAGATAAGTACAGTGTTGTTAACGACAACAAATTTCCATATTTGCGGCGTATTTTTACTAGGAACCACAATCTCAAAATCAGCAGGAATTATGCGCGCATAGATAGTTTTAACTTCATATGAGTTCTTATATTGTACTCGGCCCACATTGGTAGGTTGAATTCCTGCCCAACTCATCCAGTCAAAAGCTTGTGCAGGATTCTGTATGAAACTTGCTCCAGGATTTATATCAGGAAGATAAAAGGAGTAGGAACTCATTGTATCTCCAGTACCACCAATACCAGAATTGAATGCGGGATTGATGTTATCTACAAGTTTGTTTGGTAAGGAGTTAATATATCGTTTCAACTCCATCCTACTCATAAGTTCTACATAACCAGCAAACTCTCCTTTGATGTGTACTTCAGCAGGAGCAACTCTAGTATCAAAGAATGTGTTGTACATATCCATTCTTTTCAGTTTATTTCCGGCCCAGAGTAACTCTTTAGCTTTTCCTTCAGCCCCTCCTTGGTAACTTGTATCTGTCTCTATAGTCCAAATCTTTTCAGAGCACCAAGTAGCTTCAAGAGCGTGCAGGTTATACTTAAATCCATCTCGAAAAAACATCTGTAACTGTCTAATCCAACCACCACGCTTTTGATTGTCCTGCATGATGGTGTTATATTGAAGTGCTATATCTGCTTTTTCTGGACTAGCAACAAAAGAGAATATAGGAAATTCTGAGCAGAAAATCTTCATTTGAGTTTCTACTGAACTCTCTACTTGCGGCATGATGATAGGAACAACTATGTTTTGTATCTTTGTTGGATCCCCTCGTTTATTTGCTTGTCGTGCTTGCCATTGCTCTTTGGTCCAGTCATTCTCTCTCATATACGCTTGATCAGCAGCTCGTAGACCAGCACGAAGGTTAGAACTAGTAAGCAAAGAATTACTAGCAAGTTCCATATACTTAACTAAACCAACTTGACTTTGTTTTTTAAGCAGTATTGGTGTAGCAGCAGGCATAGTAGTGTCACCTTAGACAGGAGATGTTAAATACGCAGGTAATACTCTTGCATTCTGAAAAACTAAAGATTCTATAGAGTACTCAGTAAGAGTTAAATCACCGAATTCTTGTAGTACTTGAGCTGCATAAGCATTTAAGTCAAGCAGTTCGTCTACATTCTTTTCTAGTAATGGATTCCACTGAAGAATCTGATGTTTGAATTGTGCCATTACTTTAGGGCCAATATATGCAGTAGGTTCTACTACACGTCCATTAGTTTCAGTCTGCACCAAAGTACGCAGATTAGTTTTAATACGGCTATTCTTTGATTTCATATGAGGATTGATACCCTCAAAGAAAAAGCCATCTAGCTGATGGTGCTGACAGATATAGTCAAACCAGAAGAGTAAGCTAGTCTGGTAAACTACTCCTTCAACTACGATAAGAGAACAGCGATTGTTTATCGCCATAATCATAGTTTGAGTAATCAACTCAAGAGGATTCCAGTGTCCTTGTGCTATATCTTGAAATACTGGTTTACCATCAAAGACTTCGAAGTATCCTACAGCGTTAAGATCATTTACATCTTTAGCTCCAGCTGGGTCTACTATAAGTAATTTTCCTTGTGGTTTATCTACCTTAGTATATGGAGCGTTTGGAATAGCATTAATGTCAATACCAGCACGAATACCAGCAGTTTCATCGTTGAGCACTTCTGCAAAGAATACGTCTCCATTACCAGAAGCAAAATCATTTTGAAACTCTTCAAGTAACTGCTGTATTGGTTGTAGTTCTTCCCAGAGACTTGTTCCATCTGCTAAGATACCTCCGACGATGAATTTAGTCCAAAAAGGATTATCTTTAAGTTTGCGCAGAATTGATCCACTTGTAGGATACATGTTTGCGATATAAAGATATAAGCAGCCTTTAGGAGATTTGGCCTTCATGATAGTGCCAACCATACGAGTCATGAGCTTCTTAGAAAGTTCATCACTCTCAGAATCTTCCTTAGTTTGAAAGTCTTCAAATATCATTACATCTGGACGATCAAAACCTATATTTAGTCCTCTTATACTTCCCTCTGCTCCTATGGCGCCCAGAATTATTTGTCTACCTCGAAAAGAGAATATCTGTAGGTTAAGTTTGTCTCTTTGTACATTAAGAGAGTAATCTCCAAAGATTTTGATAATGTTAGGCTCTTTCAACATTGCCATTATATCTGTTATTATATTTATTCCATGAGCTTCAGTATTAGAGATAACAAGGATAAATTTTCTGTGAGTAAAAAGAATACAGAAAAGAATAAAGAGTTTTACAAGAGTAGTTTTAGCAAATCCACGGGGCATACCTAAAGCTAATTTTGAAAAATCTCTAGTCTTAACTGCATACTCAAGTAACCAAGCCCAAATTGCTAGATATATAGGTGGAAAGAGATATTCGAAAATATCTGGTAAAGCAGTACCTGCAAGCATGTTAAGATCGCTCTTACATGCAAGATAAATGTCGTCAGTCTTTACTGCGGTTCCGGAAAGCTGTCTATCTGTGTCGCTGTCTAGTTCTTCCTGATTCTGTTGTTGTATCGTCTTAGGAAGAACTAACTCTTTGTCACGCTTTCCATCAAAACCTAGTGACTCAGCTGTAATCATGTAGTAATGGTGTAGCAGTTAAGTAGTAAATTTAGTTTTAGAAAAACGTTCTGTCAACTCAGCTCGCATAGTCATAAGCAGTAATGCAGCAGATTCTCGATCTTGCTTCTCTTGAATCTTTTTCAGATTCTCTTTAGCTTCCTGCTCCTTCGAGAATTTCCTCTCTGCGGACATATCCATGTTCCAATACCTCACTAGTTCGTTGTAATGCTGTAGTACTGAGCGGTATCCTACCAGCTTGAAGTAACAGATTCTTAGCAGTAATAGTAGTTAGATCTTGTAGTTGATCTATTCCTTCTGTTCCTACTCCTATTACCTGATTTGATTCATTGACTACAAATTTATTTTGTATTACAGTTGGGAAGTTTAATACTACTACATTTTGTTTCACTTGTGGCGCATTCTCTGGTCTTACTCCACGACGCACTGCTTTGTTTAGACCTAGTAGAACTGCGGCCACCTCTCTAGGTTTAGTCATATAATCAGTCGTATCATTCAGACGAGCAAGTAACTTATCCTCAAGAGCATCATATTTGCTGTCTCGATCACTCGCTTGTTCCAGATTCAGCAGTCGTAATTCGGCTACAGCCGATGCAAACTCTGGCTCCGCGAGTAACTGAGAGATGTAGCTGGGACTCACTCCTAGCGCCGTCGCCACTACTTCCTGTTCTACCCCGTTCCCTAGCAATTTCAGTGCTCTTTCCCGACTCGCCACTCGTTACTCCTTCTCGTTTCTCTCAGTTCCTCTCGGCCCCCTACTTTCTTATCTTACCATATTCTTTTAACTCTGCCAAACTTTCCTTTTAGGGGTATCGAACCGCTAAGTCAGGAGTTCTATCTCTACTTCCTTCTCTTTCTTCTCTACTTTACCTCTATCTCCTTTTCTTCCTGAGCAGAAGTAGAAAAATTTAGGAAAATTGAGAAGTCCTAATAGGAAATCACCTATGTCTGGTTTAAAAAAAGCCTCCTACCCCTCCGGCTTGCAGCAAGTAAGTCTGTTGATTCAGATACTTGCAGCTAGTTAGTGAGGTAGAAGGCTAGACAGATACTTGCAGCGCATTCTCTTATCGCATTGAACCAACCGACCTAGATCAGTAGCTGGACATCTTCCTTACCAGCGAGTAGCTTGAGCTTGGCAAGGATGGAAGAGCAGATGCTGCTTTCCTGATCGGTTGCACGTTCAGCCCAGAGTAAGAGCTTTTCAGCATGTACCTTGTTAATGCTGGGCTTAGGTGCAGCCAGTTCAACAAACAGACTGCGATAGGTGTTGACACCTTGAACGATTTTGGACATATCAAGATCAGTCGGATCAGTGAGATTGAGTGCCTTGGTGATAGCAGAGATCAACTGATCCTGAAGAGCAGAATCGAACCACTGACCTATCGACTCGCCATTCAGTCTCTTGCTGGTAGCGACGGCAGATGCGTAGGAAGCAAGAGCAGTAGCTGACAGATCAGCAAAGGGAACAGAC